ACGGGGGTTCTGGGACTGCTTCCCTTTCGTAAGTTCAGAGAAAAAATTGAAGAGTTTAAAAAGAATCGCGATAGTGGCAAGGGAAAATAACGAGAAGGTATCCGATTTGTTTGAAATTAAGGATACATACACATCTTTTTGTTTAGATGAACTTTGCTCATATCTCTACAGTATGAGGGGAGAATTAACCTATATAGAAAAGATTATAAAGCAGAATGAAGGATTTATGAAATTATCTGATAGGGTAAAGGCTTAATAATGGCTTTAAATGGCGATAAATGCTATAATATATATAATAATTATGGGGGTTACTCATACTAACCCCCACCTTGTATGAGGAGGTAAAATGGATAGAGATAAAAAAGGAAGATTTTTAAAAGGAAGTAAACATACAGAAGAAGAAATATTAAAAATAAGATTAACACACTTGGGCAATACTTATTGTTTGGGTCATCATCCTACAGAAGTAACCAAAAGAAAACTTAGTCTAGCTAATAAGGGTCAAAATAATAGACTTGGTTCAACAATTACGGAAGAGCATAAACTTATAATAGGTTTAGCAAGTAAGGGAGAGAAAAATTGCAACTGGAAGGGTGGGGTTACTCCATTAAATGAAAAGATTAGAAAGAGTCATAAGTATAGAAATTGGAGAATAGCAGTATTTAAAAAGGATAATTATACTTGTCAGATGTGTGGCAAAATAGGTGGTAGATTACATGCCCACCACATTAAATCTTTTGCAGACTATCCAGAACTTAGATTTATTGTAAGTAATGGTATGACTTTATGTAAATATCCTTGTCATAAGATTAAAGGACTTCACAAGGGAATAAAAAAGTTAAAAGTATTAATAGCATAGAATAATAAATAATTAGATATTAATTAAGAGCTTCTTCGGAGGCTCTTTTTTATTGGAGAAGATTATGGCATTTGGAAACATCGGCACTATCTGGGCGAGCATAGGCTTGGAGACTACAAAACTTCAAATGGGAGTATCAACCGCTAAGATGCAATTGTCTGCACTTGACCGTCAGGCAATGACCCAGACTGCCTCCATAAATGCAAAATTAAATAATATAGGTGCAGGTCTTACATCTGTTGGCAAAAATATGTCAAAATTTGTAACCCTGCCGCTGCTTGCCATAGGTGTTGCTGCTACTAAAGCAGGTATGGATTTTGAAAAGGGTATGACAGAATCACTTGCTATTATGAATAATGTAACTCCACAGATACGTAGTCAAATGGAATTAACCGCTAAGGATATTATAAAATATACCACTTTTAGTGCAAAAGAGGGAGCAGACGCTTTCTACTTCCTAGCTTCTGCCGGACTTACCGCAGCAGAATCAATTAAAGTTTTACCAGTAGTTGCCAGATTTGCGCAGGCAGGTGTCTTTGATTTAGCTAGAGCTACAGAATTTCTTACTGATGCACAATCAGCACTTGGACTTAAAGTAAAGAATGATGTTGTAAAAAATATGGAAAATATGGTCAGAGTTTCCGATGTTCTGGTTAAAGCCAATGTATTATCAAATGCTACAGTACAACAATTTGCGGAATCCCTCACCAATAAAGCAGGTGCTGCTCTTAAAATGCTTAATAAAGATGTAGAAGAAGGTGTTGCGGTTCTGGCTGCGTGGGCTGACCAGGGCGTTAAGGGTGCGGAAGCTGGTAACTACCTAAATATAGTTTTTAGAGATTTACAGAGAGCAGCTATTACTAATGAGGAAGTATTCGACCAGTTTAATATAAGTGTATTTGATTCAACTGGTAAAGTACGAAATATGGCTGACATTATCGGTGATTTAGAGACAGCTCTAGATACAATGAGTGATAAGGAAAAAAGAGCAACACTTATGATGTTAGGTTTTCAGGATAGGTCAATTTCGGCAATGATGTCCCTACTTGGAACTTCTGATTCCATTAGAACCTATGAAAAAGAATTGAGAAGTGCTACTGGATATACGGAAGATGTTGCTAAAAAACAAATGGAGTCCTTTGCTGCACAGGTAAAACAGTTAAAGAATGAACTTATAAATGTAGGAATATCCATATTTGATATATTAAAGCCAAGACTTGAAAGTTTAATTGAATGGGTCAAAAAAGCAATAGATTGGTTTGATGATTTAACAGATACACAGAAAAGTTTAATTGTAAATCTTGGAATATTTGCTGCCGCCATTGGACCAGTAGCTTATGCACTAAGTGGACTTACAAAAATTGTAGTTTTTCTTAGAACTGCAATTATTGGGCTAACCATTGCAAATAGAGGACTTATAGGTACAATTAAACCTTTTACAGCAATTGCAACTGCTACAATCCTGATGGCTGAAGGTCTTGATAGATTAACTGCTGGAATGAATAAATATGGTAGTGCAGTTTTAAGGTCTATTATATATCCCCATAGTGAAGCCTTACATGGAATTAAATTAAACATAGAAGCAATTAAAGGCTTAAAAGATGGAACTTTAGAATGGTCTGATGTTTTAAAAATGAGTAGATTTGACTTGGAAGATTGGGCTAAAGCTCACAGAGAAGGAACAGAAGCTACAGAAGAATCTACAGAAGCCGTAGGGGAACAAACCGATGCTATGGGTTATTATAGTACAGTTATGATGCAAGATATTATTCCTGCTACTCTATCAGCTAAAATTGCGACCCAAGACCATGAAAATGCTGTGGCTTCTCTTACCGCTCAATATCCAGACCTTACAGAAGCAGAAGTTGAATATATGGTAGCTGTAGAAGAAGCTAAGGAAGTAACAGAAGAGGGTACGGGGGCAATAGATGAGCAGACCGCTGCTATGGAAGAACAAAAAAGGGTAAGGGCAGAATTATATGCAGTCATTTTATCAATGTATAGTGCATTATTTGATGAATATTTATTAAATGCAGATATAGCAGCAGGACTTAAAGAAGCAACAAAAAGATATAAAGAATATACGGAAGCTGTAAATACACACGGCATTGAATCTGATGAAGCTAATGAGAAAGAGGAAGAATGGATAAGAACTCTGGATATGCTTACTTCAACAAAAATCCCAGAACTTATAAACAAGGTTGGTCTTTTGACTGAAGAAGAAGTTGGGCATCTAAAGGGAATGCAAGATCAGATTAATAAGGCTCATGACTTAGGAATAGTTAGTGACCAAGAATGGACTAATATTTCCAGAAGTATTAGAGAGAAAATAACAGGTTCTATAATACCCGATTATCAGGAAATGTATAGGCAAGGTCAGATAATAAGCGACCAGGTAATTGAACCTGAAATTAAAGTTGATACTGGCCCGGCGATGACAGCTTTGGCAGGATTAAAAGAGTTACTTAGTCAGATAAAAAGTAAGAATATAACCATAACTTCAAGCTATGCTTATTCAACTGTAAAAACGGCAATGGGCGGTATTGTAGGTTATGCCGGTGGGGGAGTGGTAGGTAATGACGGTGCAAGACAACCAATACTATCCGCTGCTTATGGAATGATTACTCCTCAAACCGGACGTGAAATCCCAATAATGGCTCATGAATATGAAATTGTTGCAAATACCAGTCAGCAGAGAAATTTAGCTGAATGGATTATGGGTAAGGCCAACAGCAGACCAGATAATAATATGTCAGGTCAACCAATTACAATAAGAAATGTACTTGAACTTGATGGTCAGATTATATATGAGAAAACATCTGAATATCTTTACAATAATCAGCAGTTAAAAAGCAGGGGGGCAGGATATAGATGACAAGAATTTCTATAATTTCAGGCAGTCTTTTTGACGCAAGTTTTGATGGCACAGACTTATCCGATAAGCTGTTTTATTGTTATGATATAAAAAAGCCACTGATACCCCAGCAATCCCAAACCTTAATTGATATACCAAAAAGACCTGGACTTATTCAGGCAAGTAAAAAATTTATCCAAAACAATCTTATTCTATATGGTTTTATAGAGTGTACTAATTATGCTGATTTAAAATTAAAATTACAGGATTTATCTGCCTTTTTATATTCTGATAATGACAAGCAGTTAATTCTATCAAATGAAAATGACAGGTACTGGAATACACAATTTTTAAGTCCTGAAATAATTGGTGAACGTGATAATTATAGCCTCGTAAATCTTGAATTTAACTGCAATGACCCATTTGGTTATGCAGTAACTCCCGATACTCCCGATGACCAGACTATAACCGTAAAAGATGATACATATATAATCGCAAATAATGGTCATTACTATGCACGACCAATAATTACCATTACTTTTAATCAAGCTCAAACCCACATCTATATCCAGAATAATAACATAGTGGGTAACAGATTTGACATAGCTAAATCATTTGGAAGTAGTAGTACCTTAGAAATTGACTCTAAAAATGAGACTATAAAATTAAATGGAGCATTCAATCCAATAGGTCTTGGTGATGGGGGACAGGGTAAAGCTGAATTTATAGTTTTAGCTAAAGGAAGTAATGAGTTGGCTGTAGGAACTGACGATGAAAGTATCGATATTTCTATAAATTTTAGTTTTAGAAAGGTGTATTTCTACTAATGGACGGAATAATTTTTAGCAAATACGGTGGGATTTATTACACCGATGAAATTGATTTTACTGAAGAAATAGAAGCTGGGATTATTGCTTTTACTTTAGAAGAAGCTTTAATCGGTACAAGGATTAATCAAGTATCAGCAAGGCATATAAGACCCGATATTGTGATGGTGAGGGATAAGAAATGAGTTTAATACTTGTAGATAGTTATAGTGAGGATAATCGTGTTGGTTTTTTTTATTATTATGCACCAAATTTTACCAAGGGTGCTCAATCCTTTACTGGAAAAGCAGGAAATCTTGTCAATTGCAAATGGTATTTAAGAAAATATGGTAGTCCAACAGGTGATATTGTTGCTAAATTATATGCTCTTTCAGGGACTTATGGAGAAAATAGTGTCCCAATAGGTGAGGCACTAGCCACATCGAACACTATTGATATTGCAACATTATTGTCTACATCTTGGCAATTAATAACTTTTGACTTTGAAGGTGCAGAACCAGGTCGTGTACTTGTAGAAGGAGATAAATATTGTATATCTATAGAAGTTTCCGGAGGAGATTATAATAATAAATTACTTGTTGGAGATGACTTTTCTTCCCCCACACATTCAGGAAACTTATCCAATTATGAAGCTTCTTGGGTGGGTTGGAATGCTTGTGATTTTATTTTTTATGTCTATGCAGAATATACCCCGCCAGAAGAACCACCCGAACCAGAAGAGCCAAAAACTCCTGTAATATCAATAGCAAAACCAATAGTCTTAAAAACTACTAAAGAAATTAATGGCGCTTGGACTGCAAATATGCAGATACTTCCCGATGATTACATATCAGCTGAAAGTTATGTTGATGTAGCTGATGAACAGTATATTGCCAAAAATATAAAGAAAATAAAATCAGATAAAACCTATTTTGATGTGAGCTTGTATCATAATATGTTTGAACTTACAGATTTAACGATAGACAGGTTTAGCCTATTAAAACCAGTAAATTATTTACTTAGTCGCATTCTTTTTGGTTGCGAGTGGATAGCTGGGGACTGCGATATAGATGAAATTGTATATGTAAGAACCGATAGAAGAACCACAAAACTTGAAGCGTTAAATCTACTTGCTGAACGGTGCGGGGGGGAACTTTACTTTCACTCTCAGGATAGGATAGTAGATATAAAAAGAGAAATTGGAACTCATACAGGATTGCAGATTAGATACGATAAAAATTCAGATTATATAGAAAAGGAAGAAGACTCATATGAACTTGTAACAAGGGCTTATGCTTATGGACCTGATAACTTTGAAATTAATTCTACCATTCTAGATAATTGCGAAGTTGAGACAGACTACGTAACAATCGGCACAGGCAAAACCGAAGCTTCTGATATAAAACAGCAGGGTTCACAGGCCATAAAGTTAATTTCATCTACTGAAAACGAAATTTTTATACACAACCTGGGGGCTGGAAATTTTAAAATCTTATCAGGACATAACAGCCTAAAATTTTGGATTTATTCTGAAGTAGATAACGCAAATGGATTTACTTTTGGAATTAGTGAAGGTGCTGATCCATTTGCAATTGCAAAACTCACAGTAAATACTGGTGCATTGGACAAGGAATGTTGGAAGGAAGTTGAACTGGATTTATCTGAAGTTCTAGATGGAGCTAAAAATGAAATACAATATATCGGCTTTAAAAACCTGACCCCAACCAATGGAACGGTTTCAGTAGTAATTGATAATATCAGGGCTTTTTACGACAACATCTATATAGACAGCCCCAATATATTTAACTACAGAATTAGAAAAGAATATACCTACCAGCACTCCGCAAAGCCAGAAAAACAAAAATTTGAGGAAATAATTTATCCTGATGGTGATACTTTTGCAAGGCAAAGCAAACCGAATACAAACTATGGAAGCGCAACAGCATTGGAGATAAGCGGGGCAGCCTCATGGAAGAATAATATCTACTATAAGTTTCCAACATTATCAATTCCCATTGGGGCAACCATAATTTCAGCTATCTTATATCTATATGTCAATCCTTACCAATCAGGTACATTTAATGCATTAACATATCAACCGACAGCCAACTGGTATGAAAATACATTGATATGGAATAACCAGCCCGCAAACGATGCAGCAAATATTTGTTCATTTAATTTTGACCCTGAAGGATACAAGGAAGGAAATATAACAAGTGTATTTAATAATTGGTTTAATGAGATAATAGATAACTTCGGAATAGTAATTGTAACTGCAAGTGTGAGTTCGACATATCTCACTTCTAAAGAAAGCTCGGTTAATAAATCTTATCTTAAAGTTGTCTATACTTTAGAGACAGACCCTTCCACTATAATAAAAGCTGCTGCAATGGATTACCTAACTGAACATGATGAGCCAAAACTAAAATATAAAGTAAATATGGTAGACCTGTCAAAAGTTATGGTAAACACCTGGGAAGATGAGACCGTAGATTTAGGGGATACAGTAAGGGTATATGACAGCGAGCTTAAAATAAATACTAATTGCAGGATAAAAAAGATAACAAAGAACTTACTTGACCCAACTGATGTCAGCCTGGAGCTTGTAAACAAAGCCTACTCCATTGCAGACCTGGAAGCAAAAAGAGCCAAGCAGTTATCTTATGCTATGCCATTTATGGATAATCCTAAAATAATAGATGCAGGGGCAGTTCAGGCAGGTTATCTTGGCGGTGATGTTCAGCTATGATAAGTAAAACAAGAGCAAGAAAAGTAATTGCAGAATTAGCTGAACTAAAAGAAATTGTTATAAATGGAGAAGAAGAAAATAAAAAACTAAGTGATGAATTAAAAATCCTTGAAGATAAAATTAAGAAAATTGAAGATGATATAAAAAAATTAAAGGAAAAATAATGGAGGAATAATGCCAGTATCAAGAATATACCCTATAGATGATAAAATATATTTTATAGATATAGAAACAGGAGCAATTAAACTACTTGATATAGTCAAAGGTAGCCAGTCCGTACATGCTTCACGTCATGAAACTGGCGGAGCCGATGTAATAACAGGATTTGCTGATTTGACAACTGCACAGACTTTTACCAATAAGCGCATAACAAAAAGAGTGGTATCAATTGCCTCCCACGCTGCACCGACCCCAGACTCTGATATTACAGATATTTATACTATTACAGCACTTGCGGAAGCAACAGCTACTTTTGGCGCACCTACTGGAACACCGACAGCAGGACAAATGTTACTTATAAGGATTAAAGATGATGGAACTGCAAGAATTTTAGCTTGGAATAATGGTGTTGGAGGTTATAGGGCAGGGACAGATGTTATATTACCATTAATAACAATAGCTACTAAGACAATGTATATCTTATTTATTTATAATGCCGTAGCTTCCAAATGGGATTTGGCTGAAGTTGTTGGAGGTATATAATGTTACCAATTAATCTACCTCGAAAATCCAATATTCAGGGTTTCTGGAAATTAAATGAACTATCTGGAACAAGATATGATGAGAGTAATAATAAAAATAATTTAACTGATAATGCTACTGTTCTTTATGCAGCTGGCAAAATAGGAAATGCTGCTGATTTTGAAACAAGTCAATCAGAATATCTAAGCATAACTGATGCAGCACAAACTGGTCTTGATATTACTGGTGAAATTACAATTTGTGCTTGGATTAAACTCGAGAGTATAGGAATATTTAACACAATAGTTTCTAAGAATAGCAATACTGATGATAAAAGAGCATATATATTATATGTTCATGAAAATAATAAATTATATTTTATCTTATCATCTAACGGAACTGCAATAATTTATACTACAAGTACAGACACATTATCCGCTGCCACTTGGTATCACGTGGCAGCAACCTTAAACCAAACGACTGATTTGATGCAGATATATATAAATGGTTTGGCTAATGGAAATGCAGTTAGCTACACAACAAATATTTATGACAATGCAAAGCGATTTATGATAGGTGCTTACGATAACAGCACAGCAGTAATAGACTTCTTTGATGGTTTAATAGATGAAGTAATAGTTTGGAATACTTGTTTAACAGCAGCAGAAGTATTGAAGGTTAAAAATATATCAAATTATAGTTATGGTGGACTTCTACCATTCTTTATGTAAATGAGTTATTAGGAGATTATATGAACAAAATATCAGTAAAGGAACTTTTAAAACAACCAACCAAAGAGCTTATAATTGGGATATATATTCAACTTGTAAAGCTAAACGGAACAGTTAATTGGCACAGTAAATTTATTTGGACATTTATTGGAATTTTGATTACAGGATTTATCGGTGGAACTATAGCATACTTTATTTTTTAAGGTGATTATATGTCAATAAAAATGGGTGCAAGTGGTGCTATATTTCAGGATAGATTTACTCTTGATTGCCACGTTGTGGAAACAAGACAATATCCTTATAGGGTAAGTGATTGCTGGGGAGTTACTCAAAAAGCACTAAATAATGGCATATATTTAATTTTCAATATCTGCTGGGAGAATGGATACAATCCTACAGATGAGCAGTGGCGACATAGGGTAGAAGATGTAGTACAAAAACTTATCTCCTATGGTGGAAATAAAAATAATTGTAGGATCACAATTATAAATGAACCTATGGCAGATAAGCATAATATCTCTAAAGAAAAATATGCTCATCTAATTAATATAGCATATTCACAGGTTAGGGGTAGATTTTTGGTCGGATCCGGTAACGAGGAATTTGCACTCTCCGAAGCAAAAGGTGGAATGTATCAGTACATACTTTCACAAGCCAATTTTGATATATTGGACATTCATATACAGACATCATGCCTAACAGAAGCAAATTGTAATCATTGGTGTGCGGTTGCTAGGAGTTGGGCTATAAAGTACGGAAAGATACTTGACTGTACGGAAGCTAATTATAGTGATGTAGCAAAAGAGAGCGGATATAAAACACTGCTTATGCAGTTGAGTTATGCAGAACAGGTTGGCTGTATTAATTTTCCAATTGTGTTTATAGGACTTTCAAATGAGGATAAATACAGGTGGCTTTCTTTTATTTATAACGGCAAGGTTAGAAGTCCACATTGGGAAGACTTTAAAAAATTAATGAAAGCTAAAGTACCAGCACCAATAACAGAACCAATAATTATAAGTGAGGAAGATATGAAATTAAAACTTTTAGGATTGGCTTATACGAAAAAAGGACAGCAAGTTAAGTGGCTACAGGATATACTGCTTAACGATTACAAAGTACCGAACCCTGGCGGGATAGATGGTAAGTTAGGCTCAATGACGGATAAGCAAATAAGGGATTATCAGGAAGAAAAAGAATTAAAGGTTGATGGAATAGTGGGGGAGCAGACTACGATGAAATTAATTAATGAAAGCTCTGACCCTAAAAAATGGATTATAAACTTGCAGATATATATGGCTTATAAATAGTTCTTGACAAATTGACATCATTATATTATGATAGACTTACAATATAATTAATATTAAGGAGTCTAAATGAATAAATTAGAAAATAAAATTGTGGTTTATTTGGTAGGGCAAATACTTGAAAATAATCGTGATGCAAAAAGATTAGCCCATGATATTGCAAAAATTGCCGAAGAAGATTGTATTGACAAAATTGTGGAGAAGGGGTTCTTCTTAGGGAAATCAACAAATAAAATACTTGATGAAGGGTAAAAAAGTAATGAAAATCCTAACCTTACGTCTACCCGACGACCTATACAATAAAATCTGGCAAATTCATTCAGATACCAGAAATAATATCAATAGTATAATTATTGAATTGGTGGAAAAAGGATTAGAGAAGTAATAGTTAAATAAGTTTATGGGTCTTTAGTTTAATAGCAGAACAATGGTTCTAAGAACTGGAGGTGGTGGTTCAAATCCACCAAGACTCACTAAAATAAATTTATATAATTGCATATTTAAGCACTCTTAACAGGGTGCTTTTTTATTGGAGTAAAATGAATAAAAAAGATAAATTAACTGACAATTTTATATTCGGTGAATCCTGGAGTACGGAAGTTATATGTGGATTTGAATATAGAAGACGGATTCCACCTACAAAAAGTTATATACCATTAATATTTAAGGGAGCTTTTAATCTTCAGAAAATAAGAAATAAGTTAAATGAAAAATTTGGAAGTAACCCCAAAATTGGCAGGAGAAATAAATTAGGTGAAATTGTAATTGATGTCGGTAGCTGGTGGAGAACTAAAATATTCCAAAAATATCTCAAGCTATCAGGACAATCTACCACACCAACCGGTAACCACCCCCTGGGAATTGCTATTGATTTAAATAAACCTAGAGGAATGACACCCACGCAGTTTAGAAACTTTATTAGAGATGAATGTAATACAGATTTTACACATTTTATTGTTTACTATTGGGGCGTTCATTGTAATTGGTAATAGATTTGATGGTATTTAAGTATTAAGTATATTATAATTAAAGTAATAGAACCCAGAACGCCTCTTAGCAATGCGGACCAGTCTGGGACAGTCCCGAATGGGAAGCGCTTATCCCGACGCCTTTGTATCGGGATTTTTTATTTGGGATAAGATAATAAAATTAATTATTAGAATTGTAGTGACGACTACATAGGCCCACGCTCGATGGAGTGGTGGATGGGATACTATTCTGTTGACAAACAGTCCAGTATCCAATGGGCGGTAGACGTACCGCTTTGGGTAATTAGGGCTTTATATTACCGAATTAACGGACAAACAATATCCTATACTAGTGAACGGGTATTAGTATAAAGTTAATTACCTCAATTGGTGTCATCCTCAAGGGTGATATCTGCTTAGGGTTGGCTGGTACGCAGGATAATCACGTATAATGTGTAAATGGATAGGTGTAATATCCTGCTATATTCCCGGTGGGGCTTCTATCCAAGCCTAACACAAAACCAGCTATTACCCTACAAACTATCAAAATATTAACTTTGTGGGGCAACCATTAATCTAACAAGGAGGCTATTATTGGTAAAATCATAAAAGATTTCCCC